ACCGCCTCCGCCTCCGCCAGAGTATCCCATCATTTTAGGGTAAAAATTAAGCATTGACATCATTTTAGAAACCTCCTAATCCACCGTGAGTATCATTTATTGCAGTGTAAAAATCTCTTTTTAGACCCATATCACCAAAAAAAGTGGCATTACCTGATGTTTCAAATTGAACATAATCAATAACAGTTGACATATTAGCAGCACTAGGATCAGTAAATCCTCCACCCCATACTGCACGAGTTGCATTAGTCACTGCACTATTACCAGGTGCTCTTGATCTTGTCAACTCTCCAAAATTAACAGCATTCCCACCAGATGCCATATTAAATTTTTGAATCATCTCACCTCGATAGGCAGATGATGGCCCTTGTCTACCTGCTATCAGTGCTCTTACATTATTAGATCCTGCTGCACATCTATTAAATCCAAATGAACCATCACCAAAATCAACTGCATTTCCTGTTGAGGAAAAAGTTATCATGTTAATACCAATACCAGCTACAGCACCAGTTGGAGCAAGACCAAAACAAAATCCTCGTGTCGGACTGGCAGCTGCAGTAACATTATTCTCCGCAGCAGTCAAATTACCAAAATCTAATGCATTACCAGTGGTTGCAATTTCTACATAATCAATCGTGTCACGATCTGATCCTGGTGATGGGTGGGTTAATCCGCCCATCCATACACCACGAGTTGAACTAGAACAAGAAGAAACATAATATCTTCCAACAGTCAAATTTCCAAAATCTATTGAATCTCCTTCAGATGCGATTGTAAGATAATCAATATGATCAGCATTAGGAGATGCTCCTCCAGCAAGACCTCTTGTTCCATTTGAACATCCTCCTCTTCTACTTCCAATCCCATTAGCATTCATACGACCAAAATCAACCGCATTTCCCAAAGTTGAAACTTCTACATAAGTTATAATATCAGTCTCTACTTCAGTATCTCCTCTATATCCTGCAGCAAATAACCCACGACCACGATTACCAGTGTCTTTAAATGAATTTACTGTTCTCCACTCATCACCAGTGTAAAATTCAAGAGTTCCTAGATCCTCATTAAATCTCATGCTTCCAGCAGTATGACAATGAATACGATCATCAGCATCACCAGTTGGAACTGTAAAATTAGCTACACATGTTAATTGATCAACACTACTACAATATGTTGTTCCAGATGAAACTGTAAAATTACCATCAATGATGATATCACCCATCGCTCCAGATTGAATATTGGAACTATCATCTATAACATTATGTTTAAAGGTTGTATGTGCAGAACCAACCATGTTAACAACCGTTCCATCATCTTGAGTATGAGCATGAGATTCTCCATAATATGCTTCACCTCTTACATATCCAACTAATTTATTTAAATCTGGATTATTATCTGAGAGTCTTGTTTCATTACTTAAAAATCCTTGATAATTTTCTAGTTGAGCTTGTGTAACTGCATTCGCATCTGATAACTCAAGATTTTTAAGAACTCTAACTTCAGTAAAAAATTTCCCAGTTGTTCCTATACCAACTTTTTCATTTTCAAGATGAAATACCGTTCCAAAACCAACTCTCCTTATTTTTGCCATCTTAGAAACCTCCTAACCCACCATGAGAATCTGATAAACCAGCTTTAGTATAATTATTTTCATCATTTATATCGCCAAAATCTTGTGCATTTCCCAATGATGATATTGAAACATAATCAATAGTGCTAAGTGTTGCACCTCCATCTGATCTTCCACCATAAAATACAGCTCGATTTTGATTTGATGTTGCACCAGGTCTCTGTCTTGCAACTGTTAAATCACCACCAATCTCCGAAGAACCTGATGATGCCATTACAACAGATTGTATGCTAGTGGTGACGGCAGGCCCACCACCACCTGCCACGAGACCTCTCACAGAGGATGAACATCCGTTTTGATGATAGTTACCCGCTATGGCAGGTTCACCAAAATCTGTTCCATTACCCTTTGCTGCTATTGTCACCATCTCAATAGTTCCTTCAATAGTTCCATTATCATTATTAGATCCAGTGTGAGCGAAAGCACGAGTTGAAGAGGAGAAAGAACTGTGAGAATATCTTCCAGTAAATAAATCACCAAAATCAAGTGCATCTCCTAATGTCATTATTTCTACATAATCAATTATATTTGATGGTGGGTTTGATCCTGCCCATCCACCAAGATTTAAACCTCTTGTTGAAGATGAAGCACCAGGTGAATATCCTCTTGCTAATGTTAAATCTCCAAAATCAATTCCATTTCCCGCAGATGCAATAGTTACATAATCCATATTATGAGTGGTTGCTCCACCATTAAATATACCTCTAATATTACTAGAATAAGCACCTTTATTTGCGTGAGCCGCGATAAGATCACCAAAATCAGTTCCGTTTCCAGTAGTCATTATTTCTATTGAATCTATTTTTGAACTTGGGCCTGGTTGCCCACCACCAAATAAACCACGACCTCTTGTTGTTACATTATCCACCTGTCTCCAACTATTACCATCAAAAAATTCTATTGTTTTTAAATCAGTATTATAAAATAATGAACCTGGTTTTCCAGCTGGTCTTTGATTTGTTCCTCCAGTTGGTGGTTGGAACATACTATAAACTTTTAAACTATCAATATTACCTTGACCTACTGTTGCAGATGTTCCAACGGTTATTGTGAGACCTGCACCTACAATTATTTCACCAGATAATGTTGCACTATCACCAGCGTCTACATCTACATTCTCAACATATTCAAGATTTCTTTCTATAAATCCACTAGTAGATGTAAGTGTCGCAATACCTGTAACACTCAAACCTGTTGACATTACATCACCAACAACTTGCAGTTTCTCCTGAGAGATAGAAGTTCCTATACCAACCTTATCAACATTTTGTGAATAATCATCTAAGTAACCTTGTCTTATACTAGCCATATCAGTAACCTCCTAACCCACCATGTGAATCTGAACAGAAACCAGCTGATTGTCCTCTTTGTTTAATATCAGATCCAAAAGAGGCTCCTGATCCACCAGAGGCAAATTCAATTGAATCCATACCATTAGCATTACTTGGATAACCACCATTAAATACTGCTCGTGTTGAATTACACATTCCATCACCTCTATCAGCTCTTTTAGTTAAATTACCAAAGGAAATAAAATTACCTAATGATGCCATGGTGCAAGCACTTACTAAACTTAATCGGGAACCACCATTGTATCCACCAGCAACGATTCCCCTTACTCCATTTGATGCAGATCCAGCATTTGCTCTTGAATCATCCAATTCACCAAAATCTTTTGCATTTCCTTTAGATGCGATCGTAATAAACTCAACAGATGTAGTATTGTAATCACTTTGATCACAAGCAAAAATTCCTCTTACAGGAGAACTCATTCCAGTATTACCATATCTAATCTGACTTAAATCTCCAAAATCAAGAGCATTACCAAGTGTTCCTATCTCCACATAATCCATGATATTTATGGTAGAGGGTGATTCACCCCCACCTATTATGGCACGAGTTGATGATGATAGCATCGCATGATTTCTTCTTTGATTTGTGCTGTCACCAAAATCTATTGCATCTCCAGATGATGCCATCGTAACATAATCAATTATATTACTACCAGTTGGTGACACAAAACCGCCAGCAAATAAGGCACGAGTCTCTGATGAGGTCGCACGACAAGTTCTTGCTGCTGTCAGATCTCCAAAACTCTGTGCATTTCCAGCACTCGGTATGTTTATAAAAGCTATGTTACTAATATACGATGGATCGTTTCCTCCTGCTAATATTCCACGACCACGACCTGAAGGGCTATTTTGAACATCTGTAATATATGTAAACTGTCTCCATTCATTTCCGTTGAAGAACTCCATTGTTCCAAGATCTGTATTGTATCTTATTGTTCCCTCAACATATACAGATGAGTTTCTTTGATTTGTACCTCCAGTTGGAACAGAAAAATGATTTTTTACACAAACATATTCAAGTGAACCAACACATGCAGTAGATCCTAATCCAACTTTGAGTGTGGTTCTATCATCAACAATAATATCTCCTGTTGTTTGTGTTTCCCCAGTGAGTTCTAAAGTTCTATTAGTTTTATCAAAAATATGAGCTATATTTGTAAAATTTCTATCATTAAGACTAACTTGATTCGCAGAAAAACCTGAGTATCTAGTAAATGTAGAAACTCCTATTACGTCAACAGCACTTGCTCTTGCAGTTCCTTCAACTTTTAAATTTCCATGGCCAGATCCCTCTGTTCCGATACCAACAGTACCGTCATTTATATTAAAGGATCCTACACCAACTCGGAAAGTTGCCATTCTATATTACCTATGGGATAGAGATTGAATCAATCTTAGTTGTTACCGTTGCTGATGAACTACTACTCATTGTGACTCTGAACTCAACATTGTCACCGTTGATCACACCCTCAAATGTTCCGAGCATGTCTCCAGTTGCCACTGCTGCCTCCTCAATTGTTGTAACAGTTGTGCCATCATGTATCACCAAGTATCGACCCACTTGATACGCTGATCCTTGCGTTATCTGTGCAAGAACAGCAGCAGATCTTTTTTCTGTTTTATCAAACGTTCCACAACTTGTAGCACTTGTAGTTGAAACTGATGTCTCTGTCTCTGAGACACCACCACCTCCTCCACCACTACCACCGATACTAATATCTAACTTACTATGTGAAGCATGATATGTGATTGAATTACCACTTCCAACAAAATTTAAAGTTGTGATACCAACATTCTCTGCGACAATAATTCCAGCAGATTGAATACCAATATTAAAACCACGATTAGCAGTAACAATTCCAGCAAACGCAGCGTTACCATTAGTGGTTACAGTAGCAACACCTGAGCCAACATTTAACTTAGATCCATCAAACGTGAAATTAGCATCATCTTCTAGTTCACCACTAGAACCAGCGATGACAACTCTGTTATCTGTTAGATCACCGATTGCAGCTGTGTCAGCAGCAAGAGCATCTATATTCGCTGTTCCATCTATAAATAAATCTTTAAATTCTGTTCCAGATGCACCTAAATCAACTGCACCATCACTTGAGGGAATAATATCTGTATCCACTCTACCTGTGAAACTAATAGTATCACCTGAAGCGTTTCCTAAATCAACATTACCACCCAACGAAGTAACTCCAGCAACTGCTAAAGTGCTTCCCAAAAGTGTTGCACCATTAATAGTAGTGATACCAGCAATAGAAACTCCACCATGAGGTTGGATTGTTACACCAGATCCTACATTAAACTTTGCTCCATCAAATGTTAGATTTGCATCATCTTCTAGTTCACCACTAGATCCTGCAATAACAACTCTATTATCCGTAAGATCACCAATCGCAGCCGTATCAGCAGCAAGAGAATCTATGTTCGCAGTTCCATCGATGAATAAATCTTGAAACTCTAAACCTGTTGCACCTAAATCAATCGCACCATCTGATGCAGGTAGTATGTCAGCATTAAATCTACCTGTTGGAGTAATAGTATCTGAACTTTCGTTACCAAGAATAAGATCACCATGAAGATTTAAATCACCACCAACAGTTACTATTCCTGAGAATGTTGCATTTCCATTAGTAAATATTGAAACAGCAATACCAGTATTGGCATTTGATCCAACTTTTAATCCACCATTTGCAGTAACAATACCAGCAAATGCACCAGCACCATTCGCTTGTACTGTAACACCTGATCCAACTGTAATTTTACCACTTACAGTTTCATCACCTGTGACTGCGAGAGTTGATCCATCAAAAGTTAAGTTACCACTATCTTCTAACTCACCTGCTGAGCCTGCTATAACAACTCTGTTATCTGTTAAATCACTTACCTTTGCACTATCAGCAACTAAGGCATCTATGTTTGCAGTTCCATCTATGAATAGATCTTGGAACTCTTTTGAAGCAGATCCAAGATCTCTTGCTCCATCATCATCTGGTAGTATGTCTCCACCAGCAAGTAAGTTACCACCAACTGTTGTAATACCAGCAATCGAAACTCCACCAAAACTTTGTATCGTTACTCCAGTTCCAACAAATACATGTGCATTAACATCAACATTATCGCTGAATGTTGATATACCAGTTACTAGAAGTCTTGCTGAAGTTGTGACACCAGAAACTACGAGGTCTCCGAATACCGTAGCCCCGACCCCAGTAGTCTCGAATTTATTAACATTATTGAAGAATAACTGAGCACCACCATTCTCGGTGAACATCGCTATTGTTTCATCAACACTAGCACCACCTAGTTCTATTCTACTTGCATATATCTGTAAATCACCTGTTCCATTATCTCTTAATATTGTATTATTACCGTCATGTGAGATGGAGAAGTCAGATCCAGTTCCTACTCTAAGAGCTGCACCATCATTTAATACTAAGGCACTTTCAGATTGATCAAATGTGATGTCGTTCGTGCCATTGAAAACTACATCACCAGCAAAATCTACTGTGCTGTTAACATCAAGAGCACCTGTAAAGGTTGATATACCTGTTACACCTAGTTGATTTATTGTCGCTACACCAGTTACAACTAAATCAGTTGCACCGATACCACCTCTACTTTTTCTACCTCTACCAACATGGAGGTCATAACCTGGTATAGTAGTTCCTATACCAACTTTATTATTGTCTGCATCACCTATGATCAAGTCTGTTGAGACTTGAACACCATTCTTTATGACAAAATTCTTATTAATTGCCATTTCGGGTTCACTCTCCCCCTAACGTTTTCTTATTATTTATCAATTCTATTTAGTGAAGATCAACCCATGCTCCAGAAGCATATCCTTGGAATTTAGAAGTAGTTAAATTATAGATGATAGAACCAGTTTGAATACCAGCCAAAGCATTTCTCTCAGTCGTTGTGACTCTAGGCATGATTGCAAATCTTTCAGTGACAGAACCAGCACTACCGAAGTCAACAGCACCTCTTGAGAACACAGTTCCCACACCAAGTGATGCACCCATAGACACATTACTTTCAAATCTAGCAGTTACAATACCAGTTGGGTTGAAGATAGGAGATGTGACAGCATCGAATGAGTGGAAGTCAAAGTTTGTGGCAGTGCTTATGCTACCAAATCTCTTCCATGCGTTATCCGTTGTGTACACCCATCCAAGATACTTACCACCTTGTGGATTGTTTGTGAACTCTATGTCACCAGCAGTTCCTGCAGATGTTGGAGTTGCAATTCCAACAGTATATTTTCTAGAAACTGTTGCACTTCCTTGTAAGAATAGTGATGTTGCCTCAACACCCTTAGATGATGTTGATGTCACCTTGTTGTTGAAGACCACAGGGCCTTTGAACTCAGAAAGTATGTTACCTTCATCACCACCATCAACGTTGATAGATGATGAGAAGTCTCCTTCTGTTGCCTTGACTATGTTAATTCCCTTCTTAACAGAGATGTCTTCACCTGTGACTGTTCTGATTGGAGTATTGAATATCTCATCCTTACCAGTGATTGGATTTAGTTTCTTGTTACCAGCAAATAAGATACCTCTATCATTAGTTCCAGAGAAGTAGTTGATACCACCATCCTTTCTAAGAGATTGACCAAGTAACTCTTCTGCTTCTGATAAGTTACGATCTTGTCTCTCTGGTAATGCAGTAGAGTAGTTTCCAGGCCCAAAACCAAGATATTCAAATGTATGACCTGTTGCTCTGTTAATAGATTGTCTTCTTAATTCAACTGGTAGTGGATTGATTCTACGAAGAACAGACTTGGCAGCGTGTGCTGCTGCTCTAGTTCCTAGAACTGCACGGAAGACAACTAGTGGGTTTGATGGTTGAGATTTGATTCTTACAATCTCATCATCAATCATAAAGTATTGACCAATATTAAACTCATCTGTGGCATCAAAGGCAACAGCATCCATATTTGTTGTTGTCTTGGTCATTGCAGTGGTCAAGAATGCTTGGAATCCATCATACATTGGAACCATTCTACCACTTAGACTCTCGTTCTCTACCGTTGGTATTCCATCATTTGATGCAAATCCTCTCTGCATCACAAACATTGATGAACCAACAGATAAAGTAGTCGTAGTTGTAACAGCAATACCTAGATTGATTTCAAATCTTTGATCACCACCAACCTTATTAATTACGAAGTCTCCAGTAAAGTCTCCTATCTCTCTCGTAGGAACAACACCTGTATCACCATCAGTTCTAACACCAACGAAACTATTTTCAATCGTTACTTTTGAATTTACACCCAATCCATGGAAAGTTGATGTTCCAACCGTAGCAAGACCTGATGCGACATCTAAAGTAAATGTGCTGATTCCAATTGGTTTTCCTGCTACTGTAAATAAAGCACTCTCCGCAACAACTGTTCCTATTCCAGCAGTTGTCACACCTGTTATTGGTTTATTTCCAATGACACTGAAACTCTTAGCAGCACCAACTGCGATGCTTTGAATACGATATATGTCATTATATTGTGAATATGAATCAGATCTGATACCAGAGATTCTGATCACATCACCTACATTATTATTAACTCTTGTGATTATGACCTTCGCAGGGCTGAGACCAGTTCCAACATTACTCTTATGAGTGGTGATACCAGCAACATACATTGTATTACCAACACCAAAAGCACTACCTGCGTTCATCACGACAAGATTAGTGATACCTCCACTATTCTTATCAACTGTTACCTTCGCAGTCGCAGATACACCTGTAGTAGATCCGATACCAACTGCACCTCCAGCAGCAAGAGGAACTCCAAGATCTGCAGAACTGACTAATTGTGCATTAAAGTAAACTTCCTCTGTTCCACCACCAGTTCCGTATCCAGCACCACTACTTGCGATACTAACTGAGGATATTCCGTTTAATCCATGATCAGTCTCTGTAAAGATTGTATGAACTTTTGAAAGTGGATATTGGAAATGATCTACAGGTATCTTATTTCCATCTGTCTTGATACCAGCAGATGTGATAATATTAGTAACTCCAATACCAACACCCTGATCAAGTAAGAATGTATCTAAGGCCTCTTTTGTAAGACTCTTCCTAACATCGTTGATTGTTGTTTCACCAATCGTTCTTGAAAGTGCATGTGATCTAGATGCGTCTGGATCTGCAACAGGATTATCACGATTAACCTGTGGGAATAGAAACTTGATTGGTTGAGTAAACTTCTCTCCTGTGAATGGAGAAACTGTAGGAGATATAGATGAACTTAATACTGTTAGATAGTAGATACCATCCTGTGTTCCACTGATATACTCTTGAACCTCTTCAGAATCTTGTATGTAGTATGTGTTTTTATAGTTCTTTCTCTTGAAGTGTGGTAGAGTCGTATCCCTAGTAAGAATATCGGTTGTGGTGAATGAGCCAGGATCTGTTGACATTCCAACTGTAAATCCTCTTGCACTCGTGATACCTGTGACTCTGAATGTTCCGTTGTATCCAGAATTACCTAAACCAGTGCTGTTATTAGCACTCTTTACGTTAATAGTTTCAACTAAAGATCCTACAGATAAATCATGAGGTAGATCTGTTATGAATGTAGATATACCTGTTGTATAGTTTGCATTAGATATGAATCTAAAGTTTCTCTGTTGATTGACGTTAGTAAAGTTCTCAGATCCAAAGTATGTTTGAACTTCAGCAGTTGTAGATCCAATAGAAGTATTAGATTCTTGAATAATATAACCATTCTGTGGTGGTCTTGCAACTGCAACTCCTGTTGATGCAGGAATCACATATCTTAAACGATATGTTGTATCAGATTCTTTTCTTTCATCAGACTTTCTCTTTATATAAGCCCTAGGTGATGCATTTCCTAATCCTGCTGTTCCTTGATTTAGGAAATAACTGTAAATAGTATCTTTATTTGTTGCACCAGAATCTGTGGTATCAATACCAACTTTAATATACCATTGATTCTTAACATCACTATCAAATTGTATTGGAGATCCAATATCACCAGAATTCTTATCAGATACTCTACTTACTACCTTCAACTCTCCACCAAGATTATTAATGGTCAATGCAGAGGCATTTTCTGCATCAGATAGTGTTTTAGCAATTTTAAGACCAATATTAGTTGATATACCAGTTGTAATCGCAAAATATACCTGATTTGACTCTAATCCATCAGGTAATGATCCATCTTGACTTATAATTCTAATTGATTCACCATTTTCAAAGGTGTGTGCAGCCGTTAATTCTAACTGATTGCTCGTAATACTGTTGATACCAGCAGCACTTCTATTAACTTTAAATGATTTCTCCCCACTTGATTGTGAGTTAGGCATCACAATCCTAGAACTAAATTCTGATGTAACACCAGCAGAAATAGGAAGTAAGACATGTAATCTATCAGATGTTCCTGCACCAATTCGATATCCATCTAGAATATTCTCAGGTTTGACTGATGGGTTGGTCTGATCTTTCAGATATAAGCGTTCATTTGTTGTTCCAACACCTACAGTTGTAGCAATATCTAAAGTTTGAAACTCAACAGTCTTATCAGTGGTTGAGAATTCTTTTGGTGGAATAACATGTGTAATATAACCTATATCATCCTGAGAGAATGCATTTTTCTTGAATCCCTCTGAAACTAGTGCTTTTGCTCCAAAGTTTGAGTTGGAGTTGGTGATTGACATCTCACTACCAGATCCTGCCAAGAAATGTTCTGCATAACCAATCGCAAATACAGATGCAGCTTGAATAGTTGCACCATTTATTGCTTTAATGTGTGAACCTGAGTATGTTGGTTTATATACTGCTCTTGAATCTGTATTTAAACTCTCATTACCAGTTACAGTACCATCATCATAAGCACCTGTTGTTGCATTATATTTTAAAAATGCATTATTATCTTTTTGTAGACCGATTCCTGTGAATTGAGCAACCATCATAGATGCAAATCCAGATGCTTTATTTCCATCTGCAAGTAATCCACTCATGCCGAATACAGAACGGAGTGAAATATTGAAAATATATGGAGATGCTGATGTTACCGTATCAATCGTTAATGCGACTGAAGATCCAGATACTGAAGGAAGTGCGTTAGATGGTGTATTTTGAACACTATATTTAAAGACTGTATCACTTATTTTATCAGTAACCACATGCTGACCGTCATATCCAGCAGCTGTGATACCATCAATTACAATTGCAGTATCAACATCAACACCTGATAGTGCAGAGTTAGTTGTAACCGTAATGACATTTGATCCTGTTGATCCATCTCCTGCTTTAATACTACTAATACCAACTGATCCAGATTTAGGCCCTGTAATACGGAATTCATCAATTTTTGGTTGAATATCCAATCCTGTGGATGGGTAGTCTGGTTCAATTTGACGGCCTGATGTGACTCCGTAGACTAAACCGACCTTTTCATAATACATGTCAAGATCAGTTCTTGTATTGGAACCGTAAACTTGATAAGTATCGTTGATTCTTACTTTATTAACACCATCTGCATATTCAAAGGCAGTTAGTTTATGATGTGAAAAATCGGGTCTAAACGTATTTTCAGTATAGTCAAGATATACAACACCGTTAGGATCTGCGTCAAATATGGAAAATTGCCAAAAATAACTAGCACCAGTTACACGAAATATAGCAGAACTGTCAACTGTGTCGTTTAATGGGTTAGGAACGAATTTTGGTCTTATCTTTGTTTTTCTTAAATCTAATCCAACGATGGATGTTCCACGAGGCACAATTACACCACCATGAACACTATTCATCTTGAATAGAGCATTATTTACATTTGCTAATTCATAGTTTGTCGTTAAATCCCATGCACCAAAGTCTGAGGTAGTAGATCCAAATCTAGTTCTAAAATTACCTGATCCATCAGGAATGAATCCTGGCCTGTTATCAATAACGTGATCGCCAGGATATAACAGCACGGTAGTTTGTGCAAATCTATCATTATTCAATCCTGACTGATATGAAAATCTTGCTGCTTCTATTAATGCTCTTTGAATAGTCTTGAATGGACGAGTTAAAGAATTACCCTTATTCTCAACACTATCAGTCGCATCCAAATCGTTCGGGCTTACATATAAAATGTTGCCTCGCACGTTCTTTAAAAAGTTCTCTAATCTGGAAAGACCCATTTTATTTGTATACTTTTACCTTTCAATGTATTTATAAAAAATCTAATAGGGCAAAAAAATTGGCGGAATTTTTTTCCGCCTTTTTTGGGAATTAAAAGCTATTTTTCCCTGGCTAAAGTGGGTTCGCGTAAGCAAGGGTGTCTTCATCAAGATTATTACGACACATCTCTAGTAAATTCATGAACTGATCCATGGTTTCACAACTAACCACCTTCTCATCACCCTCACTTGAATAGAGGAAGATCTTACGCTTCATTGGGTCAACAACACAACGTGACAAATACTCTTCAGTCATTGGGTTTGGGATATTTATACCAAAATGATAGCACATATCTCTCACCTTTGTCAACCTTACTGACATGATGAAGATATCGTGAGTTAGAAAATATAATCAGTTTACCTGTCTCAGGTTTGACTTCCATGTGTTCAAACACTGTTGATCCACCTTCAAAATCATCATTTAGATACAACATTGCAGCAAAGACATCCTCACCATGCACATCATTCTTATCAAAATGTGGTTTCATAAAAGTTCCTACAGGCCATCTAACCACACCCACATAATCTAGTGCAACATCAGGGTCAAAACTCTTGCATAAATTTGTTACACCATGAACAACGGTCTTGAATAATTCATTATCATCAATTTTTATGGTTGTTGGATCTATGTTACCGCCTAAGTATACAGCACCGTAGTTTCCATCACCATCAGGTTGTGGTATGTCTGGAGCTTTAGGTAAACTTTCATTTGGATTTGAATGCGTAACCGTTGTCAAAAAAGTATCACCCCCACGACTCTCATCACCGTAGGGCATCTCTTGATTGTTTCTTTTTGCTAACTCAATGAAAGGAACACATAGAGAGGGATCTAAAAATCTCTCTTGAACGTAAATAAGTTTCTTCAAATTGTTATAGTATTTCTCTTAGTTCTATACTCTGGATCGTTAAAGTTTGGATTCTCTGGTGTGATCTCAGGATTAAAGTTTGGATCAGGATAGTCTCTCCAAGTTTCTCCTTGATATTCCACATGTAATGGATTCACATCTTTTCTTGCAGCATACACATGATAAAAACAATTTATTGGTAATCCACCCTGTGCTTGTAAATATATGAACTCACTATCCCATCTTTTAATTATTATATCTTGATGTGCCCCTATCGGTTGCAGTTGAACTGATAGACTTTCAACATCAACAAGATCTTTCCAATAGTCTGGTAATTTTATTATTTTCTCTCCTCTAACTCTTCCTCTACAATATACACCGACTTCTGGGCCTTCAATACAAGCATACCTCAATCTATATCCATCTTTACTAGGGTGTTTTATGTCAAAAGGTTTTGGTCTACCATCAGCAGCACCAAATCTAGATGCAAGTCTTCCTTTATTACCTCCGTCTATCTTACCACTCACATAGAGATCTCCCTGCACAAAAAGTGAGTTGACAGATGATCCACCAGTTACATAAAGACCATTGGGAGTTCCACCGTCACCTCTAACATCAACATTACCATTAGTTTCTATAGCTTTAGATGTTCCCTTAGTATCTTCTCTACCAACCATCAAAGTTGCTTTAGCATCAGAGAAAGCATCTGGTTTTCCAATTTGTGTATTGCCTTGAATGTATGCGGAATGATCTATCTTTTGATTGCCAGTTCCTAGTGCTTTGGGAACTATCTTCTTCGCACTAGCGATGATCTGACCACCGTATACAAATAATTCGTCGAATGCAAATGCCATGTTAGATACTCTTTGTGTTTGTTTCGCCAGGTTCTGGTAATTTATCTTTTGTTAATGCACGAGAGATACCTTCGATAAGGGGTGAGAACATTTGAGTTCCTAAACCTCCTCTCATCGTTATCAATCCTGATGTCATCATCTTTAAAGATTGCTTTCCATCTATTGTAACATTTTTTGAGTCAAGTTTCAAGGTTTCGTATGCGTTTGCCCAGATGACACCCTGTGGAGCATTACCATTAGCAACAAGTTCAATATCAAGTGCTTCTAATTTAATCTTACCTTTAGTTGCTTTTAAATGTAAGTCACCATTCTTTGCAAGAATCATGATTGCTTCTTGCTCTTGTTTCAAATCCTCACCACTATGAATAAAGGTTGAGCCAGGTGAATTTAATAATGTAAATCCTGTTCTAGGCCCATCTTCATCAAATGACATGAAATGTCTACCATCAAGTGCTTGAATGTGAACACTCGAAGTGACATCACCTTTTGGACTTAACTTACCAAAAGTGATAGCACCATTCATGGCACTAATAACTTGATTCCAAAAATTCTTTTTCTCAGACATTAGTATCCTCCTCCGTAGCCACCGCCACCACCACTGCTAGGTGGACTGGATGATGGTGGTGCTGGTGTTGATGGTGTTGATGGTGCAGGTGCAGGTGTTGATGGAGTTGAGTAACCACCACCAGTTGAAGGTGTTGTGGTTGTGCTTGGAGTGCTGGTTGTTGCTGGTGTTGATGGAGCACTCGTTGGTGTTGTAGAGTAAGTTCCTCTTGAAGGAGAACTGATAGATTCTATGGTGTCCTGCTCCTCCACCACAACTTGTGCCTCTTCCACTTGATCTGAAACAATTCTAGCACCTGTATCACGTTTCTGTAAACTATCAAGTCTAGTGTTGTAGACTTGGATATTAGTTCCAGATTTATTAGATGTTCCCGCAAATTTGACACCATCTACAAAGTAAACATTTCCGTAATAAGGTTTACCATCAATATATCCATTTATATTTAATCCAACAAGATCAAATACTTGAACAAGATCTGCTTGAGTTACAACTGGATCTATTGGTTCTGGATCGCGAATAACACTAAACTCAGGAACAAAAGTTGCATTGAATCCTGTCTCTGTGTTCATTCTAATTTGTGGTAACTCTGTGAATCTACCACCCTTGTTTACAGATACCGATTTTATTTTACCAAAAGGATCACAATCATATGAAAGAGTAGATCCGTTGCTTGGTGTTATCTCTATAGTATCAACTCCACAATTATGATTGAAGCCTGGATTCGTGACGGTTACACCTGTAAGTTCTATCACAGCAGGATATTGTGGAACTGTTTGTGGTGGTGGTAGATAACCTTGACCACTATCTTTTACAATTACTTTTACTACAACTCCGTTTTCTATTTCAGTCTCAAGAACAGCACCACTACCTATGTTGCATGGATCAAGAACTTGAACTTGTGGTGGTGAAACATATCCAAAACCACCACTTACAAGATCGACTGCGATTAAATTGCCATTAATATCTACAACTGGATTAGCAATTGCACCAACACCACCGCCACCAAAGAATTTAAGTTTGGGTGGGCCACAAAGTTGATCACCAGTTAAACAAGGATCTGATCTTAGTAAATTTTTGGGAGTTAGTGCGTTGACTTCACTAATTGTCAAAAATCTAACTTTCTCATCACCATCTATGAATATGAATTCTGTCTCTGGATTTAATTCTGCATAAGCATTCGCATCAGCAATTGATATATCTCTAACATATCCCTCAGTCTCACTGATGTACCCTACTTTAATATTATCAAATGACGTTTGTGATATTGGCATTATTCCTCCACAAATGGATTGGCAAGACTTTCATTCGCAGTCTTATATATCACAGCATGTTTAGCAGATGTGTGTGCAGCACCAACCATAATAACTCTCTCTCCACTATCTCTTATATGTAAATGGAATGGGCCATAATAAGGTTTACCATTAACAAATCCAACTAGATTAGTTAAATCAGTTTTTCTTGATTGTGGTTTAGCAAATACTCTTTTAATTGTAACACCCTCTCTACTAGAACTAGATTTCTCTACGCTAGTTCCATAAGATTTTCTTTCCTTAACAGTATTAGAGGTATTCTTTGCAGATTCAGCAACACTAGATGTGCTAGGTTTATCAGTTGATCCACCACCACTTTGCATGGTGTGAGTATCATTAGGTGAGCACTCAGGATCTGGATCGCAATTAAATATTTTAGTTATGGAATTAACAAAACTCAGTGATGATGCAATATCAAAATTCATACCACCTAATGCACCTAAACCTAAACCACTTGGTATTTTACCAGCAAGAGCAGCACCTTTACCAGCAATAGCATCTAATATTCTAGGATTAAATGAAGCAAGATTACCAGCAGCAGAGATTAAGTTTGGTATGTCACCAATTCTAATTGCTTGGAAAACATTACCAATCCCAGATAATAAATTTTCACTAACACCTAATAAGTTTGAAGCTAAAGATAACCCTGCTGCGATACCATTTGGATTAGATCTATCATTAATTAAGGATAATGCCTCTGTAATTAAAATTTGGTTAAATCTTGTATTTTGATTAGTGGAATCTAAAAATGAAATTAATCCTCCACCATAATTTCCATCTGCCCAAAAACGATTTGCACTTCCTATTTTTGCAGGATCAACTCCAGATTCATCTGCAACTGTTTGAGATATACTTAAAATTAAATTTCCAGATGATAAAGCAGAGAGAACATTATTTTCATTTATAGAATTGTCAATCACTCCTACATCATCTGATCCTGTTTCAGTTGATGACCCACCTAAAGCATTTTGAACCTCATCAACCACAGGGCCAATCGCATCATCAAATCCCTGTAGAATAGTATTGATTGTTCCTCCCAAAACTTCACCAACAATTTCCTCTGTTTCGCATAAGGGAGTTGGTCTATAAAATCCATCTGCAGATGGTGGTGGAACATCACCAGAACCAGGTGTGGTTAACACAGGAATTGCAGGTATGGTTTGAGAAGAAGTTATACCAACAACTCCTGCAGAGACTGCACCTGTTCCTATCCCAGCTGCCAGAGTTGCATTAACAACTCCTGCTTCAGATACAGATGCATTAGCAGCTGCTTGCTCTGCCTTTTTCTTTTTTCTATTGAATGCTTTTTTTAATGCAGCAGCAATTAATCCTGAAAGTGCAAGACCTGCCATGCCATTAAACATACAGGCAATCTTTTCTAAACCCTCTACTTTTTTTTGTAGAATCTCTAGTGTATGTGATGGTGGTGCTAGGTTTATTGCTGGTGCTAATTTTTCATTAAATTCTTTTGTAGTAAATTGTTGCACTTTATTCATTGTGCCTTTCATATATTTTGCCATCTCCTCAGAGGCATCTTGAATTGCTTTGTCTATATCTTTAGCATTATCTACTATAGGCAATCCAGCAGCAAGATCAGCATCTTGTAATGATTTTTGAAACCTCTCTATCTTTGCAGAAACTGTTTCTATAACTGTTTGTATGTTTTTTATATCAGATTGAGTCTCTGGATTAGGACAAGCAAGTGCATGCTTTTCTTCTAACGTATATTTTTTTCTTTCATCTGCTATTGTATATAAATTATTTGCATCATTTGATTCCTTTGATACGTTCTCTTTTGATGGTGAACTATATGCATCATTTCCTGCTTGCTTTGGTGAAAAATCTTCATCCTTAAGTTTCTTTTGTTCATTAGGTTCTGGATTCAACATCTTAGAGAAGAAACTCATTGGGGTAAAGTTTTTACCACCACTACCTTCAGTTCCTGTTTTTCTTTCCAGTTTAGTCTTAGCATTGTTACCAAGACATCCCATAATTATAGGAACCTGTTGATCTTTACCATCAAGGAAGAATCCAAATACAAAACTACCTTGACGAATCGCAGGTGTTTGATACGATCCACCATGTCCAGTTCCAGCAGTCACAGGATACATTACCTGAGCCCAAGGAAGTTGTTCTGCAGTTATGTCCGATTCTTCTTGCTCATGTTGACCTATAATTCTTACTTTATATCTGTATCCCCATGCTGGCATGTCCTCAACTTTTTCAAATTTTTTAGGGTTTTGATTTTCTCTCCACGTTGAATCATCAGAGACTTGGCCTAAAAACCAATGAAAACTCCCTCCTAAAAAACCAGAATTAAATAATGACGACTCCATATTTTAATCGTCGTATACTCTGCACTCAAATGCATCAGGATGATTGTCACAGAAAATTTCTAAAGTTTTATCTTCATGCCTCTTGTGCCAGTCGTTTATCTTACCTTCATTAGGTTCGACTTCATCCTCTGAATGATGATGAAATGGTTCATTGTGCATCTTTAAATCTTCTTTTGTATACACATGCATGTCATGATTGACATGTTCTTTTCCATCATCTGCTATGTTTGGGTGGTAAGTTTGTTCCATGATAGTTACCTATTGTTGCTGTGATTACCTTTTCTCCCGAAGGAGTCTCTTGCTAAATTCATTTTAGTATAAGTTCCTTCATTGCTAACATAATGGCATAGGTCAGCTATAATATATAGACCACCACTTTCCTTGTTTACTGTATCACTTTTTTCAGCATCTACAGAAAATATGTCAACAAAAATTACATCTCCTGCATGTAAACTAAAATCTCCAGCAATAGTTACTTCCATCATACCAGAAAAAAGTTGATTGTATCTACGGATAGATTGATTTAATGTTTTAATTGCTTTAAAATTATCCTCAGTATTCTTTTTTATTTGCTCTTTAGTGTCACCGCCAGGTAGACTTCCACTATCAACCACATATAAAGTTGTTCTAGAAAAGTCATGTTTAACAGTGTCAAATTTTTTATTAAATTTAGGAAGATCTTTTCCAGCTAATTCAACCTTCTTCTTAACCTGTTCAGCAGTTTGTTCTTCAACTTGATATTTACAATTGTAAGTATCGAATAAAACTATCTTAGTTTTGTATGCTCCTATACTCATCTTTGATTGAATATTAATTGTGCTATCTGATTGATGATCTAATAATTTTCCATCATAACCAGCAGGAACTCCTTTAATTCCATCAGGACTATTATTAAATACAAAAGATTTCTTTTTCTTTTGTTTAAATAATCCCTCGATAGATTTGAAACGATATCCATCGGAAGTTTCAAAGAAAAGAAACCCTGCACTATTACCATCACCATTTTCTGGAATACCCTGTTTAGATAAAAGATTTAACATGTAAAAGGGTTTACGATTACCACCGATAAAATTATATTCATTAGTAGATGTTTCTATATCTAATTTCTTTTTAGTTTTTAACCTATCTTCAAATATTCTTTTAACATGCTCATCTACTTTTCCAGTTTCTCTACTCCTACACCTAGATTCACCCATCTCATTGCGGATAACTTCCTCAGATACCAATTCTAAACTAACAACATTCTTTTGACTATCCTCAAACAATGGCACTACAGTATTAACTATCATTTTAAGTTTTAATTTTTGATCATTATTATCTTCCATTTCTAATTTAAAATCCTCAGTTCCTACAAGAGGAAGGCCCTCTAATACAGATTTACCATCAACAGCATTACCAACATCAGAGTAAACAATGTATGCTTTCACTGTGTCTTGTAATATACTTTCGTGATAGGTTAATCTAAGTATACCATTTACTAAACTAGCATTTTTTCCTGCATCTGCATTAGAAACTACCTCTGCTTTTGATATACTGGCTGGTGATGATTTTTTTGCTTCGTTAGAC